CCTTTCATGAAGCTCGTAGAAATCGACTTTTCACAGCAGTTGCCAGACTGGTATGAACCGCCAGTTTCGCAATTTAACTATTTAAAACTTGCATAGGTGAGCTATGAATAATTCACAACATCCAATTATGACAGTTACAGGCATCCGTAAATCTGCGGGTGATTTTAAAGATCAGTCATCTGGTAAAGAAATTACGTTTTCAAATACGGTTGTAACTGTACTTCAGGAATATTCAGACAAAGAGAAAGAACAAGGCGCTATCGGTTTTAAATCGACTGACTACAAGATTAAAGGCGCTCAGTTCTTTAATGATTACATGCATCAGGAATTACCGAGCAAAGCTAAATTGATCTTTGATTGGGATTTCACAGGTAAAGCGCCTAAAGCTGTATTGGTGGCTTTGGACTTTGATGGTGTGGAAGCAGCTTAATAAAGCTATATGAATCAAAGTGTTAACTATATAACACTTCGTATAATGTATAATATGTAAATAAATCAATAACTTAGGTGTATTTTTACTATGACAGAATATGTTTATACATGCAAGAAGTGCGGTAAAAAGTTTACAAAACACTCTAGTTATTGCATCCATTTTTACAAGTGTAAATAACAGATACCACTGGCTTTTGGGGGCGTGGTTTTAAAGCGCAAGTCAGTGGTTCTATTGGGGTCAGGGGGTAACTATGTTTTATCTCGTGTTTTTGTTTTTCATTATTGGGGTAGTTTCAACTATTTATTTTACCTGCGTAATAGTGAAAAAAGCCTACATAAAAATGCGGACCCAACGATAAGGATTTAGACAATGCAAGTAGCTGATTGCTCTGTTGTAACTCAAATCGAAGGCGTTAATTACTGCATTGTCGTACTGCATCAAACGTCGTGGATGGATGAACTAAACAATTTACCACCTGAACAGGTGATCGCTTTGTTATCTGCCACGATTTTGATTTGGTACTTAGCATCAGGGCTACGTACCACACTTTATGTACTTGGTTCATCTACAAAAGAGGAATAAGACCATGGCTAAACAACTAGCAAACAAAGCTAAAAAACTTTATCGCAATGCAACTGTAGCAACTGGGGTTTTAATTGCTACTACACCAATGGCATTTGCTGCTGACGGGGATTTCGACTTAACAACTGGACTTGTCGCAACGTCTGTTATTGCAGGTATTGTTGGTGCTGCAACGCTTAAAGCATTACCAACATTCACAGCTTGGGGAGTGCGTAAAGCATTGTCTATGCTTCGATAAAACAATCTAAAAAACGTGGCGAGGAGCGCACTACCGTACGCACCGCAGCCACGTTTTTTTATAGGGGTTCGAAATGACTTTCTATTTTATCGTAGTTGTACTCATTGCTTTTTTGATTGTTTTGACGGGGAGATTTTAAGCAATGAGAAATCTAAAATATTTGATTTTTATAATTATAAGTTTATTTTCTGTACATTCTTATGCTGCTGAATCTTCTGTTTCATATTATTTAGCTAATTACACGCCTAATTTTCGTTCATCTTCAATTAATACAACTTGTCAATCTTTAGCATCAGATATTCAGTCGAAGCTGGGATCATCTAGCACTATATATTTTTTAGATAGTGCTTCAATAACTGACTACTCCGGTTATAACTTTGTCTGTGTAATTGGAAAAATGCATTATGATGAGCGTACAATTCACGGTTATTATTATGGCTATAAAGAAATACAGCAGACTAAATGTCCGCAATCTGGTTATCCGATTCCTATTTATTTTGAGCCTAATACACCAATACCGCTAAGAACCTGTAAGCAAAATTCCGATGGTACTTACTGTATTACTGAATACACTGGCGACAAAAATAAACCTAATGTTATTTCTGGTAATAAATATCAGAACATTACACATGCATCTGTAAGTGAAATTCCGTCACCTTCGTGTACACCTGAATTTTCAAAAACGAGTTGTGATCCGAAAGACCCGTATGGGGGATGTTATCAACCGCCTGATGATGGTTGTAACCGTATGGCTGATGGTTCTATTTACTGTCCTCCTGATGTACCACCACCGCCGATTCAGTCTGGCTGTTCTAACAATGCAACTTATTGCGATATGCCACCTACAGGTTGTGGTTCTGATTATGTGCCGGGTTCATTTAACGGTCAGCAGATTTGTGTTAGAAAAAGTAATCCTCCGCCGATTGATCCAATTGATCAACCTCCATCAGCATCCGAACCTCCTCCAATTGATCCGAACGATCCGCCTCCGACTTCGGCACCTCCGCCTATTCCAAATGAAAGTAATACGATTTTACGTTCAATTCTTGATGCTATTAATGCGGTTAATAACAAGCTGACATGGCTTAAAGATGAGATTGTTAATTCTGTTAATAACGTTTCAAGAACGCTCGGTATAACAAATCAAAAGCTTGATGCTGTTAATTCATCAGTTAAAGAAACGACTGCTGCTGTCAAGCAAACAACGACTGCTGTTAATAATGTAAAAGCTGCTGTAGATGCTAATGCAACAACGGTAAAAACGGCTGTAGAAGCGAATACGGCTGCTACAAACAATGTTAAATCGGCTGTTGATGCTAATACTAATTCTACAGCTAATAAGCTTAATGAAGTGGTTAATGCTATCAATAATAAGCCTGTTGGTGGGGGCGGTTCGGCTCCTGATATGAAACCTACAAATGATCTGTTAACCGAAATTAAAAACTTCTTGAAAGAAGGTCCTGACAAGTTAGAAAACGAGAAGCCTTTAGAAGTTAAAAATGAAAACGTTACGGATTATGACAGGCAGAATCATGTTGTCTTTGGTCAATATTGTCCGTTCTCTCCAGAACAAACTGCTTTGCCTGTTGCTCCAGGCTATGAAATGACTGTTTCAAGTGATTTAACACCAATCTGTACATTTGGGGAAAAAGCTCGTCCTATCATTCAGTTAATAGGTCATTTGGGGGCTTTATTATTTGTTTTAGCTGCACTAAGGAGTAAGGACTAATGCCTATGTTTTTAGCCATTCTTGCGGAATGGTTACTTAAAAATGCAGTTCAAAAAATATTAATAGGTGCAGGTCTAAGTGTTGTTAGTTATCTCGGCACTATGACTGCAATTAGAGCAGCTTTTTCTGCTCAACTTAACTCTGTAAATACATTAGCGCCTGATCTTTTAGCACTTATGGGTATTTATGGAATTGATCATGTATTAAGCAGTTTTATTAGTGCAGGTCTTTTTGTTCTTACGCTTAATTCAGGAAAATTATTCTTAAGGAAGGCAACCTAATGGCTAGAATTAGATTAACGACTGGGGGTATTGGGGCAGGTAAAACTTACCTGAATGTTAAACTTGCGGATGAGGCTCATAAAAAGGGTCAGTATACAAAGATTTATTCTAATATTCGCGCTCATTCTGAATTGACCGATTATGTTTATGATCTGCCTGACGATTGGCGTGAGTGTGAAAATGGAAGTCTCGTTATTATTGACGAGCTTCAATTCAATGAGAAATTTTCAAAACACTTTTCGCAACGTCGTGATAAGGAAGTTGTAGATATCACGATGATTCGACATGACGGTATAGACATGTGGTTAATTACCCAGTCAACAAAGTTCATGAATTCGGATATTAGAGAGCTTGTAAACGAGCATTTTTATATTGAAGTTACTGGCAAGAAAACGTCTAAATGTTATTGTTTTGCTCAGGCACAAACGTCTATTTCTAAAGCTGTTAAGAAACAGGCTCATGATGAGTTTTCATATACTTTAGAGCAGAAATATTTTGATATGTATAAGAGCACGAAAGATGGTGTAAAACCTACTCGTACTCATCATATCAACATGAAATTAATTGGTTTTGTTGTTGGTGCACTTTTTACCTTAGCTTTAATTTTTGGTTTATTAACTTACTTGGGTAAAAGTAATAAAAAGAACATTGATGAGATGACTAAAACTAATGATGTCACTCAACCTGCTAATACTAAATCGATAGCTGATCAACTTAAGGAACAATCAGCACTTGCGGGATTGACTCCAGAGCAGTATGCCGATCTGATGAATCCTGAAAAACGTAATGCAGAATTGCAGGCTAAAAATGATGTTCGTTTAGAAACTATTGCTATTAAATACAATCCTAATCGACCATATGATGTTGATACATCAAATATTCAGTATCAAGCTACGTCTAAACCTGTGTTTTCTGGATGTATGAAAAAAGGTAAAAAGTACGTTGCGTATACACAACAAGGCACAATACTTCGCGATGTAGATCCATCTGACTGTAAGAGGTTGATTGAGGATGGTGATAGGCCCTTTAATTATTTTCAGCAACCAGTTATACAGCAACAAGTTGTGCAACAAGCTCCTCAAACAGTGCCAGCAACTCAGCAAATTGATGCCGAATTTATTGCAAAGTACCAGTTAGCTAAGGCCCAAGGATTAATTTAAATTTCTTTCCCTTTGATTACAAAAACCGTCTATATGTTGTGACGTTGCGTTTCAAAGAAGTGTCTTCAGGGGAATTGAGACACATCGTGACAAACTTTTGATTTACCGTAAAATATGAGTGTCTCAAGGCGTAGTCTAGACACTTCGACAATTCTTTAGACGGGCACTGCCTTTTATTATGAAGATGTTAAAAAAATAATTGATAGTGAACGTTCAGAATGTTTACTGGAGTTTGTAAGGAAAACGTGATTGAAGCGGTGCCGTAGCGAGCACGACGCGGTTGCATAGTGTCGCAGGCACCGCAAAAGGTAAGTGGCTGTAAAATGGATAGGAAATTTCTGAAGGTAGAGAGCTATCAATTAAATCGGAATGTGAAAAACAGCCCACGATTTTATATTTTCAGAATTGTAGGGGTAACAATTGGCATTTTATGCCTTCCGATCATAAAAAATGATCTAAGTTATTGATTTAAAATTTTCAAACTCAGATGGATTGGCAAAATATGACATTAGATTTTTCACAATTGGCGTTGAGTGTTGCGGATTTTCCGCCTACTACATGGACGGATGTTTTATTTACTGTTCTTTTTTGTATTGCTGCCTTCTGTTTTGCTGTATGGCTTCTTTTTTATGCTAAATAATTACTTCTGAAAGTTCGCATAATTTGACCAAGCGTTATGTTACTTGCACTTCACATTGCTACAAATAAAAAGCACTTATGTATCAAATACATAGGTGCTTATTTATTTGTCAATGTTGCGATGATCGCTAGATGCATAGAAGTGCATTTAACATCAATGCGCATTATGCGAATTTTCAGCCGAGGCGGGGAGGCCACGTCTTCTGGTGGGGGGCTCTAGTCCCAAATTTGGGAAATTAATGGCTTAATGACCCTCGTTTTATTTTTTTGTTTCTACTTTTATAGCACCGTCTCTCGACACTTCGATAATTCCGTCGATAAGTGTCTGTTTAACGATTTCATGGAATATTTCTGTATCTCTAAGCGGTTTCTTACCAGCTTTCACTAAGTCTCTATTTAGCTTCAATGCAATTTCATTTAATGCGTGTTCTTCCTCATCAGTGAAACGAAATGTCTTAGCCATCACATATTCCTTTTATAAAATAATTTAATTCTAAATGAATTTGTGATTTGTGCTTGTGTTTATATGTGATTTATGTTTTTATCCTCCTAAAATGATTTGTGAATTTGTGATTTACATGCTCGATCATCTCTGTATTAATGCTCACTTTGAATCAAGCTTTTACTCGTTGAGTGAAAGTGGTGAGTATTTTTTTGTAGATGTTGATTTGCATAGCTTGGACATTCCATTGGCAAGCAGGGCAGTTC